GGGAACAAAAAACAAAAAAGATGATAATAAATATTTTGAATATGATAGAGACACAATTCCAATGGAAACTTCAGATAAAGTTGAAAGTTTTTTAGACCATTTAACATTTGATCAAATTTGTTATAAAAATGTTTCATCAAATATTGAAGAGTTTTTATTGACACCATCTGGAAAAGACATTCCTTTATTTAAACAAATTAAACAAACATCAATAAATATTTTTGATGAATGGCTTGGAGAAATGATTCAAACAAATAATTATAGATATTTAAAAAGCCAAATGTTAATAAATGAGCAATTATTACATTATCTACAGTTAGCGTTGCCTTCAAATCAATTTGCAGTATTTAATTCTGGAATAGACAATCTATGTTATATCATGCCTATTGGATTTCATAATGCTGGATCAGATGCTGGTAAAGCATTTATGGCCTTTGGTATAACTGATAGAATTGATTTAGTAGATTCAATGTATGGTAAAATCTATCAAAAAAAACTAATTCAAAAAAACCTATATTTTGTTGCCACAAATTGGAGGAGATTAACAGCAGAAAGAGCTTGCTTTTTAAAAGATGCTTATTTTTCTGTTTTATCAACCACAATGGCAACTTTGACGAGATTGCCTGGTCCTGGGGTTATAGGTAAAGAATTAGTAAGACAAAAATTAAGATGGACTCTTGGTTGTAGAACTATAATATCATTATCATGTTCACAAATTGTGGCTGAAAGAGCAGCAGATTATAAAAATATGATTATGCATTCATTTTCTGAATATTCAAAAGTTTATGAATTAATAACTGATAAGTTTTCACCTCCTTTCAAGAATGCTACTGAAGTTTGGATTGTTTCATTAATAAAAAAATTAGCATCAAATTGCAGTTATTATCAAGCAGATAAAGGTATTGAATTAAAAACACCTGTTTATTTTGGGTCACGAAGAATGGTAGAAAGTTTAGGTGGCAAATTAAATTTTCCTTCATTTTGGAGCAATACATATTTGACATCAACTCAAGATCTTCTTGATGACTTATATTTGTATGTCCATACACCAAAGGAACCTTCAAATATTCATCATGAGAATGTGAAAAGTATTAATACAATACTTAAATTTCAAAAGCAATTTGATAAATTGTCACAGAATAATAAGAATGGAATATTTAATGATACAACTGAAATAAAAAGATTTTTAATGCAAGATGTATCAATAGGACATGACCAATCAATTTTGTATAAATCAATACAATACACAAATAAAAAAACAGATACTAGCCGAATACCACATGCAATGAATAAAATTTTAAATGAAAATATACTAGAAATTAGTTCTACAAAAAGCTGTATTCCTGAATTGGTTCGAACTGTTGATTTGTATACTAGTCAAAAACATTATTCAAGACAAAAGAAAAAAGAATTGATGACATCAAAGAATTCTACATTAAGTGAAAAATTATTACAAGATGATTTAAGATATAAAACAGGCAGAGGTAGATTAATGGTTAATCAATCTACTAATAGAATGAAAGTTCATGATGCAATGGTTGAATTTGGTTATTCAAATAAATTAACTACAGTTGTTGATTTAGCTTATTGGAATATAAATAAGAATAATTCTCGAGTTGTTACAGATATTTGCATCAAAGCTCAGTATGGGGCAAAACGGGAATTTTATGTTGTGAATTTAGGAGCAAAATGTATGATGAGAATAATGGAAGATTCATATAAAGAATTATGTAAAGGAAATAATTCTGAGATGATTTCTGTTCCAGGCGATAAAAAATTACTAAATATTCAAGAAAAAATTAATAAAGTGTTATTAACCAAACACAAAGGCAAGTATATTTATTCTATTAATGGAGATTGCACCAAATGGTCAGCTGCAGAAACATTGCAAGCTTTTGACACGATGTCTATTGCAATGGAAGGTGTTTTTACAAAAAACCATATTAATTTCCTAAGAGTTTGCTGTAATGCATGGGCTAATAAAGGAATTTATGTGCCAAGCTCTATAATACAAAATCTTCATTATGTAGACAGGTCCACAGAATATATTGATTTAAGAAATGGTAGTTTCAAATCAACTCAAAATTTCTTACAAGGAATGATGAATTATGCATCATCGTATAAGGCTGTAAGTTGTAGCAATTACACTTTATATATATGGCGGAAATTATACCCAAACAGTGAATTGGAATTAGAGCATTTAGAACATTCTGA